TTGGGGGTGGATTTGATGTAATTCATATCAGGGCCTCCTTATCCTATTTTAATTCCAATATAATAATAAATTTGATTGTTTCCATTCCCTTGATAGTCAGCACCTGTATCAGAATACAAAGACACAGTAGTCCCATCAAAGTTGGTAGTTGCACTTCCGGCAGTTGTAAACAGACCTGTTGCGGAAATCCCCCACGGTACGAGCTGAGATTGTCCACGAACCCAGGATCGCTTATTATTTGTAAAATAGCCCAAAATCCCCCACAGATCCGGCACAAACGGGAATGTGATCTCCGTGGGGTCATCCATCCCATAAGTCCCCGTCCCCACATAGCTGCCGGTGCAGATCTGGGCGGGGAACTGGGTCACCTGATCCAGTGTCATCCCTCCCGGGATGCGCACCGCCTCCGCCAGGGTGACGGGAAACTTGACCGCGCCGGTGGCGTCCTGCCACTCCACCACGTCGCAGGGGCCTGCGGAGGTGGTGACCGGTGTCTTGGTATAGGTCCAGGCCCGGGCGGCGCTGACAGCCCCCGTGGATGCCTGCACCGTGGCCAGGATGTCAATGGTCCCCGCGCCGGTGGGCAGGTCGATGACCGGGATGCTCTGGGCGTAGCCGCTGGACACCTCCAGGGCGGTCCACAGAGCTCCGTTGACCCGCAGCTCCAGGGAAATCTGGTTCCCCGTGTCCGAGCTCACGGAGTAGGGCACGTCGTTGACCAGCGTCCCCAGGTCCCCGTCCTGGCCGGAGATCACCAGGGCCGAGGCCGACACCACCGGGATCTCTCCAGAAGTCGCCCAGGCGGAATCCGCCTCCTCCCCCGTGGCCTTGACCCGGTACTGCACCGCGGTCCAGGCCCCGGCGGTCTCGCTGAAGCTCAGGGCCTGCCCGGAGTACACCTGGGTCCAGCCTGCGTCCGTGCTGGCCTTGCGCTGGAGTGTGTAGCTGGACGCGGTATCTACCGCCGTCCAATTTACAACAATTTCCTGACCCTGCATAGCTAGAGGCGGAACGGTTAATACCGGAGTGAAAACCACTGGGGATGAACTCCCCGTAGTATAGGTGCTCCACAAATTATTGCTGTCCTGCGCCCTAACTCGGAACTGGATAGACGATGCCCCCATTGGAATAGCCACATCCAGGCTTGTGCCGCTAGTGGTTCCAGCAATCTTCCATGAAGTGCTTCCATCCAATGCATAACTCAGCTCATACTTGCTTATGTCGTAAGAGGGTACTTCGCTCGTTGCCGCGTTCCAACTTACTGTCACAGTAGGCGAGGTGATAGGATTGGGGTACTGGAGGTTTGCGGGTGCTGTGGGGCTTGTGACTGTTGATGATAGTTTCTGGTAGTAGTAGTCGCCCTGTACGCCAGCAGTAGGGTAAGCAGAAGATGATATTGAATAAACATATTCGATAAAATTCCCTTGATTCGCATTTATCGAAACGATTGTTGCGTTTGTAGGAAATGTAATTCTGATAAAGTACTTTCCATTACTTGATGTAAGCGGGTCTATAAAAAGAGTGCTCCCGCTTGGAATTGGTCCATAGAACTCCTTAGTTTGATTGTTCTTTCCAATATAACTTCCAGCTTCAAGGTCAAGCGTTGTTCGGGAGTCATAATCTTGAGTGTTTATGGTAGTTTCAAAATTATAATAACCGTTTTCAGCTTGAGGGCGAGTTTTAGAAATACCGATATAATTAGTATAACTTGTTGTTTGACCACTACTACTCCGGTCAGATTCGACCCACTTGATTGTGCTTTTTCTCCACTTATAATACGTCGCCACACCTACACCCCCCTGTTATAGCTGACCTTCCGGTCCAGGTAGTATGTCCCGTCCCTCCGGTCCTCCGGCTCCACCGCCGGCGGCATCTCCACGATGGACCCCGCCATCCCGTACAGCGCCAGGAACGCCTCGTCAGGGGTGTTTACATCCCCTAACAGTACACGGGTCTCCGGGCTCAGGGTCTCCCCCTTCGTGTAGTAGTTCTCCAGGTCCTTCAGGGTGGCGAACACCAGCGTCCGGTCAATCTCCGCCGTCACGGCGGTCTCTCCGGAGAAGATCAGCTGACAGCCGAAGACGAACTCCCGCAGCTGGTCCTCCCCCGCCTGGATGGCCTCCCCGGCCCCAAAGGCGCAGCCGTAGCCCATCAGGATCTCCCCCTCGTCCGGGTCCTGAGCCAGCAGGCCCAGCTCCTCCCAGACAAAGGCGTCCATCCCGGTGTTGACGAACTGCCCCAGCACCAGGCTCTGGCTGCCCGAGTTGGTCACCCGGGCGATGGGCAGATCCTTCAGCGGCTCCGCCAGCGCGGTGCGCGCCGTCAGGTCCGTCCCCGCCGGCAGCACCCCCGTCCCGATCTGCCACCGGGTCACCGGCGCCCCGCTCCCCGCCGGCACCTTGGCCAGCAGCGCCGCCCCCGCGGCGGTCAATTTCACACTAGGGATCATTCCTGCAATCCACCTCCCACAAGATCATGCTGTCCCCCTGCCGGGCCAGCGCCCCCACAAGGATGGGGGTCTCTATCTCCTTCCGGTATTTGATGGCCCAGTCCAGGTGGGCCGGCTTCAGCTCGTTGACGATGTCCACCAGGTCCTGCTTGTGGGCGATCTCCCCGATGGTGTCCGTGAACCAGATCTCGAACCGGTATTCCCCGCTGACCTCCACCAGCTCCGCCGGGGTCTCAAACACCTGGGCGATGCCCAGCAGCTTGGCCGCCGTGGTCACGCCGGTCCCCTTCACCTTGGCCAGGATGCGCTGCCGCCGCCGCTCGTCGCTCTGGGTCGGGTCCACCGGCAGGCCGTAGGCCCGCTCCCACAGCTCCAGCCCCCACCCGCTGGTGGTGCTGGGGAACAGCTGCGCCAGGGTGAACTCCTCGTCCGCCTGGGCCTGCTCCACCAGCAGGGACAGCACCCGCTGGAGCTCCGCGTCCGGCGCGCTCCTCTGGTAGTGCCGGGGCAGCTCCTCGATCAAGGGCTTCATGTCACGCTCACCTCTTTCAGTACCGGGACCTGGTCCGCCTGGAGCATCACGTCCGCCGTGGTGCCGTTCACCGTCAGGGCGGAGAAGTTCTCCACCCCCTCGATGGACAGCAGCAGGGCCAGCACCCGGTTATAAATCAGGGAGTAGGGGCCGTCCTCCTCGGGGCCGTAGTAGATCTTCTGGTACTTGCCCCGCACCAGCTGGGCCAGGTAGTCCTTCAGGCGGCTCTCCAGCTCCGCCTGCACCGCCCCCGGGGTGGTCCCGGACACCGTCACCCCGGCGGAGACCGTGATCTCCACCTCCCCCGCCGTGTCCACCGTCACCGTGGGGCCCACCGGCCGCTTGGCCTGGATGTTGGCCCGCACCGCCTCCAGGATCTCCTCCGCGGCGGTCTGGTAGTTGCTGTCGATCACCGTCACCCCCACGGTGCCCGGTCCCTGGGGCAGCTCCACCACCTTGGCCTCCCCCACTCCCGGGACCTCCAGCGCCCAGCTCCGGTAATCCCACCCGTTTCCGCTGGTGTCCGGCCGCTTCCGGGCCTCATCGATGCGGGTGTAGAGGGCCAGGTCGCTCTCCCGGTCTGTGCCCCCCTCCCCCTGGCTGTTCTCATAGCGCTCCAGCCCGGTGAGGTTGACGTACATCTGTGTCAGGCTGTCCGGCTGGATGTTGTAGGCGCTGCCCACCTCCGCCGCCTCCAGCTCCCCCAGCGCCGTCCCGGCCGCGCCGATGGTCACCGCTGAGAGCAGCACGAACTCCAGTCCCTCCGCCGTGAGGAAGACGGTCCCGGCGTTGACCACTGTCCCCGCCTTTCCCGTCAGTGTCACGGAACACCGGGCCTTTGTCCCCTCCCGGCGCGTCAGGTCGAAGTAGTCGCCCCCCACCAGGTCCAGGAAGCGCCCGCTGCTCTCGTCCACGAACAGCATGGACAGCACCCCGGGCAGGGCCTTGTAGAGCCGGCTCACCGCCTGGCACAGGGGGCCCACCGTGGCGTCGGCGTAGCTGCCCGCCATGGAGGACACGCCGGTGGCCGGTTCGATCTCCGCCAGTGTCTCCTTTTTCAGGTTTTCCGTGGTCCGGTCCTCAAACATAGATGGTCTCCTTTCCGTAAACTGTGCTCAGCGCCACCTGCATGTGCAGGGTGGAGCCCTCAAACCGCTTGTCCCGCACCCGGGCCTCCCGGATATAGGGGGACACCAGCAGGGCCTCCGTCACATACCGCTCCGCCTCGCTCAGCTTGGCGTCCGCGGTGTAGGGCTGCCCCACCAGCGCCTCCAGCTCGCAGCCGTAGGACCAGGAGAAGTGGCTGAACCGGTACCGCGCCGTATCCACCGCCCTCCAGGCCCAGCCCTTCACCGCCTCCAGGCCGGAGACCAGCACCGGCTCTCCCCCGGACCACACCGGCACCCCGGCGTCATAGTCCATCCGCACGTCGGTGTACAGGGGCAGCTCCCCCCGGTCGTCCCTCAGCGGCATGGAATACATGGGAAACAGGCTCACAGCGCCACCACCTTGCAGATCAGATAATAGGTTTGCAGGTCTTCCGTCAGCATCACCACGATGTCCCCCTTCTTCAGCGCGAACTCCAGCCGCTTCAGGTCCTGTTTGTCCATGCTGGCCTCCTGGCTGTCCAGGCCGCCGCCGGTGACGCTCCCCAGCTTGGGGGCGCATCCCGGCGCCGGGCAGGTCACCGGCCCGGACAGCGTGCCGCTGAGCTGGAAGAACCGGCCCGTCCCGCCGTCCAGCGACACCTGGTAGGTGTAGTCCCGCTTCAGCGTCTCATTGATCCAGATGTCCTCCCGGTCCAGCTCCAGCCCGTTGCAGGCCACCTTCAGCCCCTCCTGGCTGCCCGCCAGCACCGTTCCCAGAAAGAACTGCGCCGGCCGCTGCGCCTTGCTGCCCAGGCCCGCCATCACCGACATCATCCCATCCACGCTCTCGTCCAGACTCTTCACGTCGTCGTCGCAACCTCCATATCCCTCGCTTCCGCCTTCCGGCGAAAGCTCACTCATTCCGGTGCTCGTCGTCGTCGCAAACTTCGCTTTGCTCCGCCCGCCTCTCGGCGGGC